AAGCACTGTCAAACCCATTCTCAACCAGATTATTAATAATATCCTGACGATCCGTCTCACTCGCAAGCGCATCGTTTACTACGCCATACGCCCCTTCAGCAAAGTCCCGCTCTCCAGTAAGCGTATCAACGTCTGTCTCAAGACCCGTAATGTCCGTTTCCAAGCCGCCAATCGTCTCACGGAACCCATAAATAGAGTCATACAACTTAGCCGCTTCAGTTTGACTAAATCCGCCCTCCGATTTCAACGTGTTGATGATCTCATTGCGGCTCTTGTCCGCATCTAACTGGCTGTTTACCCAGTTCGCCGCGTCCTGCGCCGTATCAAGCTGACCCTCGAGCACGTCAATCGTACCGCCAAGGTCATCAATCTCGCCCTCAAACGCGTCCAAGATCCCAGCATCAAAGCCATCGGCACTCGCAATAGACAGCTTCTTATAGAAATCATTGAACTCGTTAGTCGTAATTCCAAAATCGGCCTCGATCTGTTTGATCGTATCGAAGTCCACCCGACCGTTCATCAGGTAGTTATCAAGAATAGCCTGCTTCCAAGGCTGGTTAACCGCAACCATTTCCTTGTAATAATCCCCGAACTCCGTCAGCGGCACACCGTACTGGTCCGCGATCCGTTGAGCCTCGTCCAAACTAATACCACCCATCGTGGCATACATCTGGTCCATCTCGTTTTTCCACTCAGGACGAGTGGCAACAACCGTGTCGTCCGTGGTTGTCTCAGGATCCGTAACCTCATGTACTGTGTCAGAGTTCGGATTAGCAACAATCACGTCTCCGGTTTCGTTAATAACGATCCCATCATTTCCATTGTCTACAACGGTATTAACCATGTCGTCCGTAATGGTGACGGTGCCAGTCTCATTGTACTCATTCTTGATCTCAGTAGCTTTATCCTCGCCAAAAATCTCCACAATTTTCTCAAACCCAGTGTCGTTGTTGATACCGTCAATCGTTACAGGATTAGACACATTAACAAACACAGGCGGTGCAGTATCAATCGTCGGAACTGTTGTGAATTTGTTAGTGCCCGGAACCTGATAAACTACCGCAGGTTTTCCATCAGACCCCACAATCGCCGTATCTTTAAACGCACTATCCGCAGCTAACTCCTCAATAGTAGGAGCAGACATACCGGGAGGACCCTCAAAATCTCCTACCGGAGAATTATCATTCGTTATAAAGTTAAAGGCGTCCGAAATCTCTTCAACGCTATAACCCTTGTCAATAAACGATTGAATTTGATCTTGCGTGATTTGACCCGCCGCAAGCATTCCGCTCGTTTCTTTGAGCATATCCGCCTGTGCGTCACTATACCCAAACGCTTTATAGTCCGCAGTCGAAAGCTCAACACCAGCGTTAACCGTAGCACCAACCAGAACACCCATGATCGCGCTTTCACCTACGTTGTCTAGGATCCCACGATTCGGGTCATAAATACCCTTGGCAATCATATTGTTGTAGGCTTGAGTCAGACCCTCTTGTCCACCTTCAAATCCAGAGTCATATATTAGATTTAAAAATTTGTTCTTAGCTTGTGGCGGCAACTTGTTTACAACCCGCGCAATCGGAATAGCTTCTAGCGGACCAGATAACCATGCAAACTGTGACGCTAGTGCAGCGTCTTCTTGCGAAGCTCCAGATTGTATAGCCTCTTTGTAAATACTCGCTGAGTTGGACGCCCCTCCTAAACCCACAACCGCTGCCGTACCAATCACTGGAGCTCCGATAGCCGCCGCAGGAATCGCAACCGACAAAAACGCCGCCGCACTGCCCAAACCTTCGCCGTAGGCTCTCGCTAAACCATCCGGGTCGTTGTACTCTCCAACAAAATCATTGACCGAGTTTCGAGCACCTTCAGCCCACTGAGAAAGGGTGTAATCGTTCAACGGAACACCCGCGTCTTTAAGATTCTCCATTGCAGTTTCGTAGGCATTCTTAACACCCGCCTGAGCCGCAAAGTACAACCCAGCTTTATAAGCTCCGTCAGTACCCAACAACTCCGCAAAGTCTTTGTTGCTTGACAGGTTTAAGCCTGTCAAATCAGACAACTCATACCCTGCGTTGTTTACCGCCTCTATGAAATCGTCGCGTGTCTCATCTAAACGAACACCCGCCTCGTCAAGCTGACGCCACCCGCGCTCGACCGAAGACTGAGCCGCGTTGTAATCCGCAATCGCAACCCCCTCTAACGCTCCAAGGAACATATTCGAAGCGCCTTTGGCTATCCCAGCAAAAAAATCCGCTGTTTCTTCGGCTGTTTCACCGTACTGTTCCCCAAGGTCCTTGGAGTAAGAGTTCCATTCAGAGGCCGTGCCGCCCATGTAAGTGTCTTCCGTCGCGGCAATCGAATCAATAATCTTGTTCGGACCTACTGGGTCGTACCCATACTCAATCCGCTCATCAAACGTGTCCGGATAACCGTCCTTGTCTGCGTCCGTGAACATAGAACCAACAGTCATGATCGCAGTAACCTGCTCTTCAAGAGCATCTGTTCCCACACTATAACCCGAGTTTACCGCTGTATCGTAAGCCGAAACTAATTCTTCGTTTAGCTCAGTGCCAAATTGAGTAACTAAATCAACCCCAGTACTACTCACCGCCGTAATCGTCTGCGTAGCGTCGTCAAAACGAACAGTGTAATCCTTGTCCTTGTAAGTCGTGTTATTTAAAACGTCCGTAACACTAGGAGCCTCGTAAAGATAAGTACTGCCAGATTGAACTTCCGGGGTGTCATAATCGCCAGTGTAAACAGCATTAGTAACCCCTCCCGCACTAATCACTTCATACTGAGAAGGATCAAGGTGCGAGTTTATAGATAAGTCGTTCTTGACTGCTTCGGCAGGGGTTTCAAATGAATTGCCATACGAATCTAAAACCTTCATCTCGCCATCAGCGAAAGTTAAATCGTAGTAGTCATCCTTGTCCGCCGCGCTTTCCTGCGCCGTATCCACAGCCGACCAACTAGGAGTTTCAAAACCAACCGAAGGAACATCCTCGTCGCCAACGTAAACGCGAATTAACTCATCCTGCTGATTCGCGTCAATCCGGTAGTTGGATGGATCCTCGTAACTCGCAACCTGCTCGCCCGTGCGTTTCTCACCAATGATTAAATCATCTTCGTCACGATACGTCTGACCGTACTTGTCCTTCATGTACGTCGTGCCGTTGATAACCTCTAAATCATAACCACTGTCGTTGTTTCCAGCCGCAGCCAACGTAGATAAACTCGGAACCGTGTACGCACCGTTGTCAGGTCGACCCATGTCACCAGTGTACTTCTGATCCAACTGACCCTGCTCATCAACCACAACCTCCCAGTTGTCCGGATTACTCCAAGACTCCTGCTTGAATAACTGATCCTCGCCATAGTTCCGATCATCAACAGTAGAATACGAGTTCCCAAACGCATCGTAAAAATTTCCGTCAACAGATATAGCATCGTCAGGCGTCTTCTCGTCATAAACACTCTGAGGAACATCCACATAAACACTCTCGCCAGTCGTGTTCGAACCACTCGGAATCGTTAACGTATCACCAATGTTAATGTCGTTAACATCCGACATCGAAATACCATTAGCCGCCGCAATCGCAGCAATCGTCGTGTTGTTAGCAACCGCTAACTCACTCAACGTATCTCCAGACGATACCGTGTAATTAATGTTTACAGGACCGCTGACCGTGGACCCAGATCCACTGCCCGATCCGGAACCACTGCCCGATCCAGAACCTGAACCACCGCCCGTGGTCCCAGAACCCGTGCCCCCACTGCTCGGTATGTTAATAGAATCCCCAGCGTAAATTACATCAGCATCCGTAATCCCCGGATTCGCATCCAACAAATCATCAACCGTAACACCATGCTCTTCCGCAATCTCACTTAACGTATCACCAGACTCAATCGTCTCAGTCGTATTGCCGCCACCGCCGCCACCACCACCGCCGCCGCCGCCACCGCCGCCAGAACCAGTGTCACCACCACCAAAAACTCGACGGTCCAATAAAAAATCAAACAGAAAAGGATTCATGCTTGGCTCCTCTTGCGGTAATTAGCGCCTATACACTTATAACCACGCTTCTCCATAATACCATTGAAAACATCCGCGTTAATCATAGACGTCATCCCAACACGAGTATCAACAGTTCCTTGGTCCGAGGACCACCGCTCATACATCGTCAATAACTCCCAACCAACCTTCGATCCTCGGTACTCCGGTAAAACATACCACAAATAATCGTTCGCTACCAAGTCATCACTAAAAAAATAATCCGCAACCATCGCAGCCATCACTCCAACAGCCTTATCACCATCCCAAGCAAGAATAAATAAACGGTTGTCCGTAGTCGCAAATAACTTGGCCTCCTTCAACAACTTAGTCGCGTTAAAACCCAAATGACTATACGCACTCTCCCGATGCGAAAACTTACCCAAACGTAAAACAGCCACCTCAATAGGCAACGTCATCTTCGTTACTACCTCATACCTCAATGTACGCACTCCTTTGCCTTGATTGTACCCTACTTGTTTTCTGCACACAACCCTAATGAAAATATACCCGAATAATTTTACTGAACCAATACTATAGAAGGCCGCATACGCGGACCACCCCCCAAATAAGGGGGGTGGGGTCGGCCCGCGAGGGCGCGGGCGGGCGCGAAATGGATCAGTAACCCCCGCCGATGGCGCGGGCGGGCGCGAATTAATTGATAAAAATTGTGATTAATTGTGTTTTAGTTGTTGACTATCTGATTCGGGTCGTCCATAACATAGTTATGGAAGCAATCAAGCGACCATCTCAACAAAGGAAAGAAACAATGACAAAGCAAGAAACACTTGGACGGATCGCCGAGCTGGAAGCCCAGATCAAAGCCGACACCAAAGAGCGCGACGCGCTGCGCTTGGACGCGGTGAGCAATGGCTGGGCAACTTGGACCTTCACCGTTCGCATGGGTGCACCATCACTCGCATGGTGGAAAGAAAACCGCCCGACCGTCTGGCGGAAATACGCCAAAGAGACCACGGTCAAGAAGTTCACAGTCGCATAGGACCATAGCGGTGACCGCCCCCGCGTGGGGCGGCATCCGCTGCGATCCTGCAGCTCTCAACCAGAAAGGAAAGACAATGCAAACTGAAGTATACAATGAAGCCGTCGATAGCACTAAGCACACGCTGGGCAACCGTCTCAAGTTCAAGCTCGAGTTCATGATGATGATGCTCCATTGTGATCGCATCGAAGAGGCTGGCAAGATGTACGACCAGCTGATCGAAGAGTTCGACAAACTTGCATAAAACACTTGTAGCCCAGTACCAACTGGGCTACACTCTACTTGTTCAACTAGAAAGGAAACACAATGCCAAGAACATCATTTGGAAAGACCCGCCCAGCGGACACACCATACGCAACATACGCCAGCAGCGACGGCTGGGTGTGGAAGGTTCTCAAGACCTATAAGCACTCAAGCGCCGAGGCCAAGGATCCACACGCTCGCTGGTTCGTGGCGGCGACGTCACCCATGATGCACGAGGGTTCGTATGAGATGGGCGACACCTACGCTGGTGAGATCAAGCAGTTCGGTCAACTGGTCGATGCTGATCCAGCATGGCGCGACGAGTATAGCGTCTGATGTATCACGCTATCGAAACACTGATCAAATGGTGCCGTGGTCGTCAGACCACGGTGCTCGATGACATCCTGGGCGGCATTGCATTGTTTGCAATGCTGTTCATCCTGTTACTGATCACCCCATAACAACCACCGCCTGGGCGCTGCGCTATATAACGGCTTCGCCGCCCAGGCTACACTCAAGTTCCCTGGCCCAGGGTTACGGGCACTTTCCTTCTATTGAGAATGATGGGCCCGTGTGCGCAAGTGCTCGGGCCCATCGGCGCAGGGCGCAGGGCGCAGGCCCTCGCTGCGCTCGGGGGAATTTGTCAAGCCGCAGGACGAAAGTGACGTAACGTCACTTTGAAATAAAACTTGTTGACCGCTTGGTGGTGGTGTGCAAAGATAGGTCATAGGCAATGGTGCCTATCTCAATTAGGAAAGAGAACATGAAAAAATCTTACATTCAAGAGCAGACCCTGCAAATTCAAGTGGTCATCGACCTTGGTGAAATCAACACAATGATCAGCAGCCTTGGCGACCTGGATCTAGCTGACAGTGGAAGCTGGCGCGCCAAGGAGCTGGTGGGCAAGCTGAAAACCTTGCGCCGCGAAGCTGCGGAAGAAGCCCGTCGCGAATTTGAACGCATGATCGATCAGTCTTAATCGGAGGCGGGGGGCCACGGCCCCCCGAATTTTATATGACACATGGATCACCAGCAGATCGCGGCGGGGCCGACGCCTACTACGGCAGGCAGATAGATCCCCACTACTGGCCCGAGGGAACATACAACGGGACGCGGGTCGAGCGGGACAAGATGACCCGCACCCAGATCGAAGAATACTTATCCGCCTACGAAGAACAAGATTTCTTCAAAGATTGGGGCGACTAAGCTGGGGGCTTCGGCCCCCTTATGCTTTCATAAAAGCATAACACCGGGCCGCAGGCCCGCAGGCCCGCAGGCCCGCAGGCTTTCATAAAATAAAACTTGTGCGCCGCGTACAATCTGCTAGAATGTAAGTATTCAACTAGAAAGGAAATAAAACCATGAAATCCGGAATCATCTACAATGGGCCAAGCCTCTTGGATGGCAAACCAATCGTCGTTATCGCGACCTTCTCAAATCGTAACACAAAAACGGGCGCGGTGGTGCAGACCTATATCTTGCGCTCAGATATCAACCCGCTGGAAGCTAGCAAAACGGGCGCAGACTTTTCAATCTGTGGCGATTGCACCATGCGCGGCGAAGTGACAACGGATCCAGCCCGCAAGCAAGCCAAGGGGCGGCGCTGTTATGTTAACTTAGGCCAAGGGGTCTTGATAGTTTACAAATCATTCTTGCGCGGCGTGTATCAACCCGCGGATCCGGCGACCATAGGGCGCGGGCGCTTTGTCCGAGTCGGCACATACGGGGATCCAGGCGCGGTTCCGTCCCATGTTTGGGATGAATTACTAGCGGAGGCGGACACCTGGACCGCGTACAGCCATCAAAGCGGATGGCGTCCAGATATCGCGATGCAAAGCGCGGACGATTACCACAGCGCCGTGTTACATTGGAAGGCCGGGCGGCGCACGTTCCGAGTGATCGCAGAACTAGGCCACCTAGACAGAAACAACGAGGCCCTATGTCCAGCGTCCAAAGAGGCCGGACGCCGCGCCCAATGCACAGCTTGCAAACTTTGCAAGGGATCCAGCCTGGCAAAATCAATCGCAATCGTGGAGCATTAATCATGTATTATCGGGACAGCGACTTAAACCTTTACAAAATCTTAGACGAAACTGCGGACTTTTATATCTGCGAGGGGCTCAAGGGCCCCGACGCAGGGCGGATCGTTAACTTTCACAAGCGCACGGGCAAGAAATCGTGATCGTGGAGCACTAGGACAGAGGGCCTTGGCCCTCTTTTCTTTTTCCCAGGGGCGGGCTACTATGCGCGAGGACGCAGGGCCGCAGGCACACGCGCCTCTAAAATAGGGCGCAGGGCCTCGAACAAAGACGCAGGCCCGCAGGCCCGCAGGACGCAGGGCGCAGAGCACCCTTTTTCCAGCACCTCGGGCCCCTGATTACCGCCAAACAAAAGTATATCACGCTCCTTGGCCCTCTTTACTAAGAAGAAATTAGTGCCACCACGAGCCCAATATGCCATGTTCCACGCGACCTGATGAGCAGAGAGATTTATTGCGTTGGCGTTCGCTACCTTCAACTCGATCCAGAAAGGCAAACCATCCCACACTAGATGAACGTCAGGCACACCGCCTCCGTGCTTGTTTTCAATCCTCGTGGCGAAGCACTTCTTCGGTAGGTTCTGACGGATTGAGTTCCAAAAGTTCGCCTCCGGTCCCTTGCTCATCTGGTGTTATGTCCTTTGCTGTTCCGTCGATCACAAAGGCTTGAGGATACTGCTGTTGCAACTTAGCTAACCTAGCCGTGATCTCATCTCGTGACATCTGATCGATGGTGTTGACTTGTTCTCGACGGTCTACAGTTAGACCACCCAAGGCGGAGCGGATCTTCTCGGCATTGATTGCAGCGGAGAATTGCCCCGCCTCTTCCGCACCTGACGACAGCTTGTACAGTCGCTCGAGCTGCCCGATGGTTGTCACACCATAGCGCCGCTGCCGCTCCTCCCGGAGCTCGGTTACATATTCCAAAACATGGGGATAATCTCTGCCGTTGAGCAGCTTTGACGCGCTGGTGTTCGCCACTTCTGCTGAATACCCAGCCTTGCGAGCAGCTTCAGCGTTCGAGTAGATGCCTTCGACAATGTGTCTTGCAAAGGTTCTTTGCCGATTAGTTAGCACCCGCCCGTGTTCTTCTTCGATCTTCTTTTCCAGCTTTCCCATGTGCACCTCGGTTGTGGTCTACCAACAATCTACAGGAAGGGCCCGGCTTATGCAAGAAAGCTATATATAGCAGTTTTCTCCAGCGAAGTGTATCCAAGTGTAACCAGATGTATCCAGATCAGGGCAGACAGAGCGTTATAAATAAGGCTTGGATACGTTTGGATACGGTGGATACGGTATATTTGAATGAAAAAAAAAAAAAAACAAAAAATCTCTGGGGAAGTGTCTATAGTGTAACTCGCGTAACCGCTGCTTGCAAAAAAGTCCTTGACCCGAGGACCGAGGTGCAATAGCTTGCATGTATTCAACAAGTAAACAAGGAAGGAAAGACTTATGAAACTTGAATTAAAATCTATTAAGCATACTGCGTGGGCTTCTGAGGAGACTCATTGTTATCAGGCCAATCTATATGTGGATGGCAAGCCTGTTGCTGTTGTGAGTAATGATGGTCATGGTGGTTGTGACCGTGACTATGATCATCCTAAGTTCAAGGGTGACAGTCGTGATTACCGTTTGGTAATGAAATCTATTGAAGAGTATTTTGAATCGTTGCCTCCTTCACCTTTTAGTTATGAGGGTGCGGATGGTGTTATGGTTCATGATACTTTGCCTCAGACGTTGGAGTCGTGGTGTTGTGATCAAGTCAATGATTTTTTGACGGGTCGTGAATTGAAGCGCAAGCTGAAGAGCAACATTCTGTTTCAGAAGGAGGGTGATGATGGTGTGTATGGCTCCAAGTATTATCCTACTGTGACTGATGGATCGTGGGTCAATGGCCGTCGGATCTTGAACGACATGCCGTTTGCTGATGCGTTAGAGATTTGGAAGGCGACATAATGGTTTTGCCAAATTTAGAGTTTGCAGTGTTGCGTGTTGCGATTGACCATATGATTGAGTTTTTGGAGGATGTTTATTTGGACAGTGATGCGGAGCCTTGGGAGCATGAGGAGCTTCACAGTAGGTTGGAAGCCGCCAAGCGATTGAAGGAGCGGTTTTCATGAGTGCTTATTACAATGAGATAGATCCTTATGCGGCGTCATGGTTGCGGGAATTAATTAAGGCGGGCCACATTGCTGATGGTGTGGTTGACGAGAGGAGTATTAGTGATGTCAGACCAGAAGAGCTTTTTGAATTTACTCAGTGTCACTTCTTCGCGGGGATTGGAATCTGGAGCCACGCGCTCCGCTCCGCGGGATGGGATGACGAGCGGCCTGTGTGGACGGGCTCATGTCCCTGCCAACCTTTCAGCCAGAGCGGCACAAGAAAGGGGGTGCTTGACGAGCGGCACCTCTGGCCTCACTGGCACCACCTCATCGCGGAGTGCCGCCCTTCAACGATCTTTGGAGAGCAGGTTGCGAGCAAAGACGGGCTTGGTTGGCTCGACCTTGTACAAGCTGACATGGAAGGAGAGGACTACGCCTTCGGGGCTTTTGATTTGTGCTCTGCGGGCTTCGGCGCCCCGCACATCCGGCAACGGCTTTGGTTCGTGGCCGACGCCGACGACGCGGGATCACAAGGGCGGTTACATAGGGGGTCGGATCCGCGACGGCAAGATCAG